CATGAAGGCGTAATTCACCGCCCCGGATGCGTTGTAACCCTGCGCGGCGGTGGCGACGAGCGGCACTGTTGAAGAGACATTCTGCGTAGCAAGAGAGAGACTTGAAGACGTGCCAGGGAACAGCGTGGGCAGACCGCTTGTGCTTACCGGCCCGGTGCTCACCGTCTGCCGAACCTGAACCGAGAGAACGCCGTACATCCCCGCTACCGCAGTTGTGACGAAAGCATCCGTTGCCAGCTGGGTCGTGTTGTCGCCAGCGGTCTGCGTGGTGCCTGTCGTGCCGTTCTGAAGCGCTGTGGGCAAGTCTGCGCCCACGAGAGAGCACAACCCAACACTCGTGGCCGTGCCGCAAGTGCCGATGACCTGATGCGAGGTCTGCCCGGTCGCCGCGGCAAACGTCTGAGTCCCGCTGGCGCTGAGCGTTGCCGGGGAAGCGGCCAGCCAAGAGGGAAGCGCCCATGCGATGCTGCTGATGCCGGTGCCGACGCCGCTGAATGTGCAGGTAGTTGATGTGCACGTAACGCCTGCGCCGGTGAAAGTGAATGCGCCCGTAGCGCTGTTAATGCTCAAAACGCCCGGCGATGCTCCATTTACTGACTGCCACGCCGAACCGTTCGGAGCGCAAAGGACATTGTACAAACCGCCGCCGACCGTACAATCCGCTGCGGCCGCGCCGTCGATCACCTGCACCACATATTTAGGTTGCGCCGCGGCGGAGGGAAGCGTGGCCACCGTGTACTTTGGCAGTTGCGACCCTTGGCCGAAAAGGAGCGCCGGAAAGAAGAACAGAGCCAGAATCTTTTTCACCGCGGGTTCTCCTTTACCTGATGAAATACTCGATGGTGTCGCCCGCTTGCGGCGGCACGGCCCCGATCCATGTGATTGTCGTTCCGGCGACGGTGTAACCCACGCCGTAGGGCACGAAAGAACCTGCCACGAATAGCTGATCGCCGCTCGGGTTGGGAGGCGCTTGAGAGAGCGTAAAGATGCGCACCGTGCCATCGGCGGCCGGTGTCGGCGTGAGCGGCGGTGTCGCCGATCCGGGCGTTCCGGCGCCGATGATCTGATCCGAATACGTGAGCGTCTGAATCTGCGCTCCCGAGTAGACCACGGTGTAGGTTCCCGCCGCCATGTACGCGACAGTCTGCCCGAGGCCGTTCGTGTACTGCGGGTTAGAGATCGGCGTGGCTCCGGCAGGATCCGCATAGATCGTGGCCAGCGCGCCGGCGGGTTGCGTCAGGTACGTGACGGCGATATTCGGCATAGCCTCGCCCAGGCCATTCTGCACATCGTCGTCGCGTCTGTAGAAAGTTGCCATGTGCTACGCCTCGGCTTTCTTGTTCCATGGAATCATGCCTTTTTTGAAACTTGTGCGATTTGGCTTCATGACTCCAGTTCCAGCCGTATTCGCATTCCACGGGACGATTCCAGAATGGAACGACCCAGAATTAGGCTTGCACCCTTTTTTCCCTTCCGAAATCTTATGTTTCCATTCTTCATTGAATGGAGGGCGCGACTTGCCGCGCAGACGGGAAACACGCTTCTCAATTGTTTCTGGAGACTGCTTTTTCCCAAGTTGAGCCAAGCACGCATTTTTGATGTGTTCGGCCGAGCGCGGCGGTTTCGATTTTCCCTTCAGCGCAAAGGATAGTTTTGCCTTTTGTTCCTCAGTCGCTCTCCATCCGAGAGCGTATTTCTTGCCTATCATGCGTCTCGATATTTCGTCGCGGCGTTTTTGACTCAACCTTACTCCGCATTGCCCTTCTCCACCATCGGTAAGGTTTCTTAAGCAACCAGTGCCATTATCAATGCGTCCATAGACCGCGATGAGTCTTTTCTCTTCAGAATGTGCATCTTCTTCAGAAAGGGAGCGCACAACAAAGACAATCCGAGATTTATCCTCTGGAGGACGTACCCGGCGATTTTTGCTATACGCTCTCATTCCTTTTCCCTTCCCTACATAATAAGGGGTTCCAGCGTTTCCGTGTTTAGAGTTCTTGACGCGCAAGTACATGTAGACGTAGAAGTTTTCCATGCACTTATTTTAGCATCACGAAATCAGCTTGGCTGTAATGGTTCCGCTACCCGTAATTGCCGTCACCTGAAGGCAGAAGAAGCGGCCAGCCAGCGCCGCCGTGTTCGCGCCGGTGTCCTCGGTAAACAGAGGGCCAGCCGTGAACACCCCGCCTGCCACCGTCGCCACAACGCCGTCAGAGGTCCACTCAGAACCAGCGGAGCCGGGGAGGTTCTTTGGCAGATTGATCGCCGAATAGAGCGTCACGGTGGCCGCCGTCGGCATCGTCGGGAAGGTGATGGCGGTCGTGATGCTCTTCGACCCCATATCGTTTGGCTCCTGTGAAGGAACGTAGACCGGCACGCTCGTGTTGGCCGCCAGCGTCTCTGGAACCTCGGCGATGGGGATCAGCGCCTTTCCCGCGTCCGCCGTGGAGAGGGTAGTCGTGCCGACAAGGGGAAAGGTCATCGTGACCACGCCGGTCGCCACGACCACGGAAACGCTAGACAGCGGAATCGAAGACACATTAAACGCCCCGGAAAGTGTCTGCGTTCCCTGAATCGAGATCAGGTTCCCGGCCACTGGAACATTTCCCTGCTGGATCGTGCCGACGACGGTCGCCACGTTCGCAGAGATAGCCACGCTAGTCACTTGGATGAGCGTGTCCTGAGTGTCCCAGGGCATTGAGCCGTATAAAAATGCAGGTTTCCCCGGCAGGACGACCTCGGGAAGCGGTGCGAAAGCTGATGTGTTAGCAACTGGCATTTTGTGTCTCCATTCCGCGCCACCGTTTTAGATGGACTATGCGGCTGATTGTTGATTGGTTTACGCCATACTTTCGGGCGTAAGCAGTTTGATTAAATCCCGAATTTTTTCGATACATCTTGGAGCTTTGCGGGCATGGTTATTGCTCCTTAAACAAAGATCGAAATGCAGAAAGTGAAGAGTACAACCGCAAGCGCCAGCCCTCTCCAGGTCTGGCGCGGCCAATCGCGCTCAAAGCAGATTTCAGCAAGCGAATAAATCGCACGAACTAAAAGCAAGATTGCGCTGAATAACAGAATCATTCCTCGTCCTTCTTTCGCGTGAACTGAGCGGCGGCCCCAACCAGCGGCTTGAGCGCGGAGGCTTTGTTAAGCAATCGCGATGCCGCCATTTGCCCTACTGGAGATGCTATCAGTTCGGGCGCGATGGCCCCCGCTAAACCGCCAGCAACGAACCCAGGAAGGCCATGCTCTTTGTAGCCTACCGTACCGCCTATTCCGGCTCCAGTAAGCGCGCCTGTGTGTGCCGAAAAGCGATTGAAGACCCGCTGCGTCGTGGGCGCGTTCAATTCCTCGCTGGAGGCCCGCTTGGCGACCGGGATAAGATTCGAGATACGGCTGTTCAAGCCTTCCGCTTCAGGAACCGTGCGGTTGAACTCCTGGCCCATGGCGTGGTAAGTGCGCGCTGCGGTTCCCTTGACGCCGGTCATGGTTTCAGGATTCCAGCGGTGAATGTACTCGTTTCCGAACCCGCGCTTGAGGTCGAGCAGTTGGCGCGGTGTGACATTCTCCGGGATCGCTTCACCGCTCATTGTTTCGCCGAGGTGGGTTGCCATCGGCTGAAGTTGGCCGGCGGTCGTGCGTTCCCCTTGACGGGTTGCAGTTCCGAAAGCGTTCATCAACGTTCCGCGCGCCGGACCCAGGGATGCAGATGGATTCGCAATCATTGATGGAATTGGCCCATTTGTTGCCGAAGTAGGACGAATAAGCACGCCTTGAGCAGTTGGGATTCTTCCGCTTAGCTCAGGATGCGCCGAACCGCTCAGGTAATGCGGATTGATGCCCGGATAATCAGAGATCGGCGCCATCGAGTCGCCCGATCTTGGCTCCCATGCCTCCTCTGGATTGACTTGAGCGTCAAAAGCCATTGGGCGCATCTTGGGAGCGCGCGTTTTGGCGGCTAAAGGGATTTCTTCAGGCGGCGCAGTAAGAAGGCCTCGCGCCGGGTTTGGCCGCACGCTTGCCCGGTCTGCCGCCGCGTTTAATTGCGGATTCAGTTCGCCTAGTCGATCCTCTGCGCTCTGCGCGATAGTGCCGGGACGAATGCCTTTCGTCTCGTCGAGAACAGCGCGGCCGATTGCGCCGCCCCCCTTGCCATACGCCCGGTCCAGCTTGCGGATATTCAGCGCCCCCTCGGCAATCGTGGGAGCCATCGCCTTCAATCCCTGGCCAGCAATCGCCCCGCCAGCGCCCATTGCCGCCCCAGTCAACGGGGCGCCGCCTTGAGCTGCGTTTACTGCTCCGCTTGAAAGCGCCGAGGTGGCAATGCGCGCCAAAGGAGCTGCGGCTCGACCCAGGCGCGGGACCATTGTTGCGAGTTTGGCCGCGCCCTCTTCTTCGAGGCCTCCGGGGAGCATGAACTCGACAATCTGCTCTGCGCCTTTCCCAATCGACTGCGCGGTATTCGTTGGCGCGAAGGCTTGGCGCTCTTGCTCGGGAGGGACCACGCCGGTCATGTGCTTGGCGATTACGTCAGGGTAGAGGACTTTCCCGATGTTGTAGGCGGTTGATCCTGCGCCTTTGAGAATACCTTTGCCCACATCACCAGCCCAGCCGCCAATTTGCTGCATCATGGTCGGCTCGGCTGTCGGGGTAGCTGATCCTTGCTGCCAGATCTTCCAGTCATTATTTGGCGCGGAAGAAGTTGAAGCGGCGGACTGATTGCCACCTTTCCCCATTCCCTTGGCGAGTTGGTCCAGCATATCCGGCATTAAAATGTCCACCCGTCATTTCTCATCAGGGCGCGCGCTTTATTCGCATCGCCGCCCGTTTGCGATAGATAATATCGCTGCGTCGCTTCATTCGGATCGCGCTTTGGGCCATCATCGGTCGCGCCCATGTATTGCGCTTCGGAGCGTGACTTTTTTACATCTCCCTGGTAGCGACCTTGTGCATTGTGAACCATTTCAAGCATTTGCGGCTGTGATAGCACGACGCCCGACAGATAACCGTTGCTGTCGTAATGCGCTTTTAGGTTGCGAAGCCACGGCTGCGACTGTTGCGCCTCTTGGATGAGGGCCTGAGTCATGCGCGCGCCCTTCTGCAGGCCCATCGTCATTCCCATGTGATTGTAGAGAAGCGAAAGCATCGCCTGCTGGTCGTGATTCTTTACCGCGTCCTCGTAATTCTGCGCCATCACATCGAAGCGCTCGGCGGAGTCAAGTGCGGGCTGGTAGGCCTTATAGGATGCTGTGCGGGTTGCTGCGGCTTCTTTACCGCCCGCGCCACCACCGCTCATTGAGACTCTGACGACCGGAGGCTTCTCGCCCTTCAATCCGAGATCGGCGATTGTCTTGCCGGATGTTGGGTCAACTAATACATTGTGCTCCTGGCCGCCAATCTTGAGATCGGTGACAATGCCGCGCGTGTCAGGAGCCTGTTTTTGCAAGCTGGTGATTGCATCGCTCAAGTGCTGTACAATCGGGTCTTGCGCTGGGTCGTGACCTGCCGCAATGGCTTGATTCACGGCATGAGCATAAGCGCTTGCGAGGGATGGCCCTTGCTCGGCTGCTTGTTTATGCTCTTCTACCTGAGCATTTTCGAGGCCAATGCGCGCTTCCGCTTCGGGCGCGACTTCCGGCGTCTCCGCTTCGGTGTGCGCTTGAGTCGCGCCAGCAAGCCCAGCCTGTGCGCCCTCCAACCCTTCTTTGCTCTTCTCCGCTTCCAGTTCCAGCATTTCCTTGTTGCGAAACTCGTTTGCGCGCGGTCCGATGCCTTCTTTTCCAAGCCCTTGAACGACAAGTTCTGTTTCAGCGGGAGCGAAAATGTCGCCCGCGATGCGCCCGGCCATCCCTAAGCCGTGGCCCAGCTTCCCCATGAATCCCTCTGGCTTTTTTGCCATTCCCTGCTGGAGTACATCTTCGCGGCGTTCAATCGGGCTCATGGTGCGTACTGTGGGCTGCTTGGTAGAGGGAAGAGCAGCCGAGGGTGCCGGTGCCATTGTGGCCGCATCGGCGGGGCTCATCGCGGCAGGTTCCGGTCCCGCGTCGACAGGAGCGGCCATGGCTGAGAGCTTTGGCGCTCCGACAATCGGCGCGACCATCGCGTGCATCGGATGCTGAATGACCGGCGCGGCCATGCCCTGCGGCTCGACAGCGGGGGCCATCGTCACGGGTTGCTGGGCCTGATCGTCATACGCCGGATTGCGGAGGAAGTAAGGAGTTGTGCTCATTAGAATTTAAGCCCCATTGCCGCGGCCCCTTGCGCGGCCTGTCCCGCAGAACCGATCATTTTGGTGAGATTGTCCCAAGGAGCCATATCGGCCGCGCTGGCCGCGTTCACATCCGGCGCCACAAGGCCCATCGCCTTCAGTTGCGCGCCCGTGTCCTGTCCGTACATTGCGCCAAGGCCGGTGGCGGCCGCCTGCTGCTTCTTCTGTTCGAGTTCAGCGTTCTGCCCAGCAATGCCGCTGGAGATTCCAGAGAGTGTCTTTCCCTTGTCCCGCGCGGCCTCGTCCAGCGCCCCGGAGAACCCACCGCTGTTGCGGTCCCGCGCCGCCTTCAAGTTCGCTTCAGTGTTCAGGCCCGCTGCCGCGCCGCCCGCTCCGGCTTCCGCCTGGTTAAGCATGGCTCCGGTCTGCTGCTGCGTGAATCCGGTTGGATTGTTGAGTTCGCGGGTGAGGAATGGCATGAGTTGCGCGTTAACTGCGCTCGCGTCTGAGCCATAACCAGCGCCAACATCCGTGGCAGTGTTCGCGGCGTTCTTCGCGATTGATCCAAGACCTGATCCGAAACCAAACATCAGACGGTACCCCCGCGAGCATCCGTCCAATGCTGGATTGATAATAGCAAACTCAATGCTTTACGAGTCAAGATTTGTTTCTCCTTGCGATGCGGCCGAAGCCCCATCCCACCTGCTGGCCGGTATTTGATGCCGTGCCGCTCCCCGTTGACGTCTGCCAAGTGAGCTTTGTTGTTCCCGTTGGCGTAATCGCCGTGGGACTGGTGCCGCCATAGGCAACCGGCGCGGTAGGGTCGGACCCCGGATACTGCGCATATCCGCGCAAATACCACTTTTGCGCCGTGCCTGAATCGTCAAGCGCCGCCAGGTGGATCGGATCGCGCGTCCGGCTGGTGCCAAAGTGGATCGGATGCGCGCCGTTGAACTGTGGATTGGTCGCCGCCTCGACGAAATAATGCACGCCCTGTTGAATGTTGCCAGTGTGCGTGATGGTCACATGGGCATACTCGCCGGAAACCTTGACGTTCAGCGCATTGATCGGCGGCGGCGGTGCGCTCCGGCCCACAGCGCTGGATGCGGTATTGTCGGCCAGGGCGTTGACGGCCGTGATGATCTTCTGGAGCAGGGAGCCTTGCGTCGGGTTCTCCTGCGTCCACGAGGTCAGGGCGCGGCCGCCAGAAAGAACGCCTTTTACGCTGTTGCTCAAGAGGATACCCCAGTATGAGGCGAAACCTTATCTGCTTCCCCATCTAGCATTACAGGTCCTATCTCTGCGTAACCGCCCGTTCCCAAGCTGGAAAATTCAATAAACACACGCTGACCGCCAATCTCAAGAACTCTTTCTTGATCTCGCTGTTGCGGCGAACTGAGCGTGAAGGGCAGCGGAATCGTGAATGTGTTACGCGGGAGAGCTCCCAGCGAGTTCGAATAGAGCTTGCAGGCCACCTGCCCGACGCCCTCCATGGTCGCGGCCAGGAAAAACCAGATTTTGCGCAGCGCGCCCAGGCCCGGAACTTGCTGGCCATTCTTCGCCTTGACCAGCCCAGCCGTGACATACGACCAGTTGATAGCCGCGCCGTCATCCGTGTTCTGGCCGCTGCCGTCCGCCGCGCCTGGAACAAGCTGATAAATCTTCCCCGAGCCGATGCCGTTGCAAATGAGCGGAGGGTTGGTGAATCCATCGGCGCGCGGAATGAACTCGGCCACCGGGCAAGGAATCTGCCAAAGCGACCATTTCCGCCGCATATCGAGCGCCTTCAGGTCGCCGAACATGGTCACATGGACTTCAGGGCTTTCCGCCAGTTCGCCACCGGTCGGGCAGCCGGTGTAGTTGCACATCAGAATGACGTTCGGGCCGGTCGGAACTTCGGCAAGCGCATTAGGCAGCCAAGTGTTTGGCGTGTTCATGGGGATGCCGATCATCAGCCGTCGGGCGTTAAGGTCATTGCGAATCCAGATCGTCGCGCCAGCCTCCCAATTGATTGACTCCCAAAGATTCGTTCCCTTTGCCGCCGATTGCAGTTCGCGCAAGATCGGCATGGGCTTGCCGCCGTCGAAGTAGTAGACGCCATTCCGGCTGGCCGATACGGTAAATTCTTCGCCCTCGTCAAAGGCGTTCGGGCCCACCGCGCCGGACCGGTCGCTGGCTTGCTTGACCTGCCAATCGTTAGGCTCATAGTTTGGCGAATCCTGCGTGACCGAGAGCGAGCGCGACTTCTCGATGTAGAGCTGCTCCAGAATCTCGAAGGCTCCGGTTGCCGGCTGCGAGTTGTCCGAGCCGACGCCGAGCGTGCCGGTGTTGATGTCCACCGATTCAAACTCCCCCGCGTAGCTCGTCCAGATCGTCGTCGTGTCCACTGGCCGATTCGTCGGGAAGATTTCAATGCGGTCAATCTCGACTCCAGCGCCCACGGCTAAAGCGCTCACGCCTATAGTGAGTTCCAGCGTTGCCGGCACAGTCTGCAGTCCGTTTCCGGTAATCAGCGTGCCGGTCTGAATTTCGTATGCGCCGCGGTTGAATACGAACGCTGCGGAGCCGTAAAGCGTGGATGAGAATGCACCGTTGGAATAGGTGGGCAGTTGAATTGTGACCGTCTGCCCGTCGGCGGTGATCGAGCGTGCTTTCACGCGTACCGAGTAAGCCGTGTTCGGCTGAATGATGTTGACGTTCAGATAATCCTGGTAGGCCGGCTGGTAGAGCACCTGCGCGTTCGTCATGGACGATGCGCCGTTATTCATTATCCTGAAGGCGTTGCCAAAGTCGAGCGATTCCGCCAGGCCAGTGTCCGAGGTCTCATTCAGATTCGGCACGATCCAGCCGGTAGGCAGCGGCAGCGCGCCCAAGGTCGTCGGCAAATACCCGCCGTCAAAGCTGAGATTCAGGAAGTTCTGAATCTTCGTCTGGCACAGGCCGTAGAGCATCCGCGTCGCGTACTGGAGCATCCACGCGGGATTGCCCAGCTCGATCAGGTTGAAATAGTCGTTCCCCGGAATGTCGATTTCGTCGCTGGCGAGAAGAACGGAATCCGAGAAGATGAAAGCCGCGCTCGTGCTCGTGTTGTCTGGAATAATGAGCGCGTCGGAAGTGTACTTTACCCCGTCCACATAATAGGTAACGGGAGTGTCGTAGTAGTAAAAGTTCGCTCCGGCGACTTCGTTCTGTCCGCTCTCGGTAAAGGTGATTCCGCGCGCCACGACATTCGGCGGCCCGATTGGGATCAGCGATGCAATAATCGAGCCGCAATTCATCGGCACAGTGAACTGGACCGGGGGCGCCGGCCGCGTCACCGCCCCGTTGCGCGTGATGAAGAAGACGCTCCCCTGTTTCACCCCTGGCGTGATCAATTGCGCCGTGGCGCTGATGTAGATAAATGACCCGCCCGTGCCGCTTCCAAAGATCGGGTCCGATGCCGTCCCCGCGTCCGCGGCTCCAGGGTCAAAGGCGAAGATGGTTCCGGCAGTCGTCGCCGTGCCGGCTTCCGGCACTGGAGGGTAGTTGGTGGTGGTCGCAATTGCAACCGTAAAGCTGCCGTTGTTCAATGTCCCGGCGTTGTAGACTACCCCCGTAAGCGTGCCTGCGCTCGTGGTTAGAGTGATGCTGGTTGGACTTACCACCGTCAGGATGGTATAGGCCACACTGCTGATAGTGATCGTTTCGCCATTCGTGAGCGAAGAGAAGTCATTCCCCGAAACCCACGTAACCGCCGTGCCGGATGTGTTGACCGTGCCGCCGAAAGCGGTGGAGCTGGCAATGGTCGCGTTGACGAGGTTTAGAATTCCACCCGCGTTCGTTGTGTTCGTGATCGTGACGAGTTCGCCGGCCACCGGAGGCTGGCCAGTCGTCAAGACGTATTCGTAAGTGACGACTCCACCTGTCACCGATGTTTCGTTGATCGCCATTTCGCCCGAATCCAGCGCCTGCGTAATCGTCCATTGGCCGTTGTAGCTGCTGTTCGAGTTGCCGGAGATGGTGATCTGATTGCCGACGCTCAGCCCCGGAACCGGCTCCGTTGTGGACATCGTCGCCAGCGTCATCTGGTACTGGCCTGCACCCTCGTTTGAATAGAGGTATACGGAAGTTGCTACATTGACCGTGAAGTAGTAGCGCCAGTGATCAACGTTGGGCGGCAGCGCATTGCCTACGCTGGTCACAAGGTAAGTCCCGACGCCGAACGACGTGCCGCTGATGTAGACGTAAACCGGATTGCCGGAGTTGAACGCGTCAACGAGCGCCTCGTCTTCTGCCTCCGGCTGCGACGATCCGCCAAAATAACTCGGCGAGTAGTAAACCGTCATCACGTTCCCGGCGGAAGTCGAACCTGGGCCAGCGGATTGCGTCAGGACGCTGATGTGTCCGGCGTCGGTTATGTCCGAGTTCGCTCGCGGCTGCGTGATCTGAACAATGTCGTAAGTGTCGGAGCTCGATTGCTGCGGCGTGAAGGAGGGGGCCGTGCCTGGCCCAACTTGGGTAATCCGGTCGCACCATGCCCCGTTGTACTGCATCGGTTGCGCGGTTCCTTGCGTGAGGTCCGAGTAGGCCATGAAGGCCGATCCATTCACGTCAATCGCCTTCAGAAAACTGCCCACCATGACCGGCGGAATGCCCGCTTCCAGATAGAGCACATTCGGCGCGTTGGAAACATCCTCTTTCCACGTTAGCCCGTTCGCATCGAGCGCCAGCGTGGTTTGATCGGTCTGATTCAGATTCACCGAACCGAGGCCATTGAAATCCGCGTTCTGCGGGGTTCCGTAGACGAGTATTTCGACATAATCGAGCGAAACAGCGGAAGCCGCATCAGAGCCGACCATGAGATTCACGCCGAACTCAGGCGAATCCGTGTCGGTATTCAGCCAACTCGAGCCCCACAGATCGAGCGGGCCGCCCAGCGTGACATAACCATCCACAGCGGGCAGTGTGGCGCTCTCTACGCTGCCGACAGGGACGCCGTCATTGAGCAACTGCGCGAAGATGGTCGCACCGGAAGGCGCGAATCCCTTCACGGCCACGCCGATCCCGTTGATCTGGTAGGCGGCGGTGATTGCCAGCGCGAAATCTTCCACGTCAAGAATGCTGGACAGCGCGAACTTCGAGGCAAGGGTCTGCAGCGTGGTTATGCCGGCTGCATCGTTCCCCGGCGAAGCTCCCGAGAAGGTGATTGCCGGAGAGGTCTGGTAGACGCCCCCAGTGATGACGGTTGCCCCGGTCACGGTCTGGTACTGATCGCCCACAGCGGGCGTTACCGTTTCGACAACAGGAACAATGATTGCGCCCGCCCCCAGGCCGCTTACAGTAGCCAGCGGGGTTTGGGCGAGGGTGTAATAGCCGCCATTGGTGATGGCGACAGACGCGATTGCAAAGTTCGCCGCGGCTGGTCCTGCAAGCGAGGCCGTGGCGTAGGACGAATTGTTGAGCAGGATATTGGAAGGGTTGGACCATGGCGCAGAAGTGAAATCCCCGCCGCCCGTGTCGATGTCTGCGGCTATCGCGCCGCCCTTTGGCCCATATTCGGATTGCGCGAGAGTGTAGACGCTCTGGCAGCCGGGCCGCTGAATGAAGCGCCCAACGATAAAGTCAACATCATTGTTGCGCGGCGATGCGCCCTCGGGAGTGTCCTCCGGGCGCGTCGTCGCTACAATACCGCCGAACGAATCAAGAACTACAGGCTGACCGGGCATCAGTTAGCCTTTCTGGAAGGACAGCGTGAAGTTCACCACATCGGAAAGCACGCCTGCAGGGTATGCGCCTGCGGGGATGTTCCCATGAGGTGCGGCGCTCCCTGCGCTCTGCTGCACATAGACGACGCCCGTCTGCTGCACATAGGAGTACAGGTAGCCGCTTCCAGCCTCAGACCAAATGTCTACAAGGTAAGGCTGTGCGCAGTTGAACCCGATGCACGATCCGGCCCCCGTGGCGCCGGTTGCCGTTGACAAAAATGTGAACGCTGTTCCGGTCGATTGCAGCACGGTAAAGACGGCTCCTGCTGCCAAAGCATTCTGGAGCGCAAGGCCGAGACCCGCGGTAAATCCACTAAATTGGGTGATCGTTGCGCCTGGTAGGAAGTTGTTCGCCGCCGTGACTGTGACAACGCCGCCAGATGCCGAAAGCGCGGTGATAGTCGAGGTTTGGTTTATAGCCGGGGCCACGTTCGGTGAGACATATCCCTGCGAGATGTTGACGGCCAGTCCAACTTCGCCGGTTCCCGTTCCTGTCGCAGAGCTGGCAAACGTGAACTGTGTCGCGCTGGCCGTGAGCACCGTTGCGGTCGTTCCGTTCAGCAGCAAGCCCAAAACAGAAGTGTTTCCAAGGAAGGTGATTTTCGCACCCACTGGGAAGTTATTCGCGGCAGTCGCCGTGACGGTTCCAGCCGATGCCGAGAAGGCGGTAACGAGCGCGCTGCCAGTGTTCAGCGTGGGGCCGTTGCCAACGAAGTTCTTCTCGTTATAGCCGATTCCGGTGACCATGTTGGCGAAGTTGATCGGCTCGCCGGTGGAGGCGAATGATCCGGCAAAGACAATCGAGCCATTGATAACCTCGCTGGCTTGCGTGAAATCAATTCCGCCGAAAGGGTACGGGTCTACAAAAAGTTGATTTGGCATGTTGGGCGGCCTCCTCGGCCGTGTGCTGCGGTTATGAGCCTTCTCGGCTCGGTGGGCTAAAACGCTGCGATTCGCTCTTCGAGAACCTGTTCATAGAGCTTCATGATGAACAGTTGGCGCGTGAGTCGCGTCTGTTCCGACGATGGAAGCGAAGCGAAGATTGCTCCGTCTTGAAAAGTTTCCAACTTGTCGAGCTTTTCGGACAATTCCGCCTTCTCGTCTACTACGCGCTGCTGATGGGGCTGCATAAGGACCGTCCTCTCATGGTTGATGGTGCCTCCTCGGCAACGTTCTACAGGTTAGGGCGCTCCTCGCGCCGTGGACTACTTTGCTTCCCTAACAAATCTTCCTGTTGCAGGGTCACAGATCATTACGCGACCAGCGTTGTTCCTATTCCCAAGCATCTTTTTGCGTAGAGCCTCTTTATGCTCTTCGGAATGGATTTTCTTTCCTAGAGTATAGCTTGGGTGCCTCATACGACTTGCACTCATCTTTTTGCGAGATTCTTCCGTATGCTTGAACCCTACCTGAAATCCTACTTTTCGTTCTCCTGATTCTTTGATCCGTTTCCATTGTTCGCGCATAAAGAAAGATATTTTCGCTCTTCTTGATTCCGTCATTGCAAGATGGCGTTTCAATCTCAATTCATCGCTACAAATTACTCCGCATTGACCTTCGCCACCATCGGTGCGGTTGCGCAAGCATCCGGTCCCATTGTCAATTCGCCCGTAAACTTGAATCAAGCGCCTTTCCTCGGTGTTTGCCTGCTCCTCGGAAAGTTCGGAAAGAATAACAGCAATGCGAGTTTTGTCTTTGGGTAGTGGGACGTTCGAGTGCTTCGTAAAGGCACGTCGTCCATGACCTTTTCCGATGTAATATGGACTTCCCGCAATCCCATTCACTGTGGTTTTCTCCCTCAAGTACGCGTACACATAGAAGTTATCCATGTATACATTCTACCACTACTGGCCGCCGTTGAGAATGGGCGGCGCTTCACTTCCAAAGGCGTGAGTGTGATAATTCTGGCCCTGCTTGCCCTGAACTTCCTCATTCAGCAAGTCCCAGATGGCGGAGTCGGCCTCAGCTTTGCGCATCTCGTAGACCGCGCCTCCCTGCCGCGCCGCATAAAGCCGGTCAATGGTCCGCGCCACCGCCTCTTCGCAGCCCATGATGGGCAGGTAGGTAGTCGCCGGATTCGCGTTGGCAACGAACATCGCGTTCAGGATCATTTTGTAGCGCAAGCGCAGATCGCGGTAATCGAGCGAGCCGGGCAAAACAACCATGTTCTGGCGCCACTCCCATCGACCCCAGCCGCATGTCTGATAAACGCCTGCCAGGCCGTTCGCGGGTTCGCCCATGTCGCAGAAGTTGTTCTGGCTGGCCGTCTGCCGCTCCCAGCAGCGCAGCACCTGGTAGCAGCCTTGCGGCAGGCCGTAGTTTGCGTGCCACTCAGTGCCGTCGTAGTAGCCGTTGAACCCGATCATCACCTGCACGGCTGGATCGGCCACCTGAAAGCCCTGCGGGCCATTGATGGGCGGTATGTTGGCGATGATGTAGTTGTCGGCGATAAGCATGGGCGCGCCGACGATACGCAACTTGCGGCAGATTTCGCGCACTGCGCTGTTGAAGAGGTTCGCCATGGTGACGCTGGTCGCCAGGTTGTCGACGAGAATCTGGCCCTCGCCGACCGTATCGGTTGCGCCGGCCATATCATCGCGGATGTCCGTGCGCACCAGATTGGTGATGGTCTGGACGGTGGGAAATGATGTGACATCTACGACGACATTTGCCATGCGCAACTCCTATTGAATCTGGGGTCCGAGTGAAGCTATGCGGGACGGACGCGATGCGACCCTCTCGCCCCAGAACTTGTTAAGCCGTCAGCGCGTCGTTGATTTTGGTCTGAAGTGTTTCGACAGACCAACGCGCATCGACTTCGATTCCGAGTGCAACTGCATCCTGCCGCAGCTGCTCTTTGCTCTTCTCTTCCTTCCACCAGCGCCTTTCGATGGGCACGTCTTCTTTCTTGATCGCCCCGGCAAGATACGTGCGCTCGAAATCCAGCACGCAACGCTGGCCGTTCGAGTAGTGGAAGGCGATGCCCTCCTTGATCTTCTCGCCGCAGTTTGGACATTCGATCTTCGGCGTGGTGAGCTTGTGCCAATCCACGTCAATGGAGAACATCTCTGCGGCCAGGTGATGGTCGAGCCCAAGTTCGTCCTGCGCCTTCTTCGGGTCCGAGCGAAACAGGCCGTTCATGCGCTCAAAGATGGCCTTGTAATAAGTGGCGCGGCGCGCCTCGGCCGCCTTCAACTCTTCCTCGGTTGGGACTTCATTCAGCGAGGCAAAGACGCCCTGCTGCGTGAGATTGCTCTCGCTGGAGGAAATCTGATATTCAAACGGTATTTCCTTGTCCTGCGCCGCCAGATCGTTGCCGACATAGCTGGGATTGCAAATGGATAGAGCGGCGCGTTTTGCATTCTCAATCACGATAATGCTCGCACTATTCGGATTATTCGGGTCTACCGTTGGAATCTGGACAGGATGCGTAATGCGCATAAAGGTGATGTAGCGCTCGTCCTTCGAGCACGCCGGAATCACGACGTTGCGGTAGATCGGGTTGTGCTGATTAAATGATCGCTTCGAAATGCTGTGCAGGTAGACGACGTATTCCGCCGAGCGTAAATCGTCTACGTTGATATACACTGCGCTGTTGATCGGCTTTCCTACGGACTTTTCACTCGCCGAAGGAGCCAGCCCGCTTTTATTCCAGACGATTGTCTGCGTTGCCATAGTACCTTCCTACGCTTTCTCTGGCCAACGGGAAAGAGCTTCCATCGCTGGCAGTGCTGGAACTTCATAGCATCAGGCAGCGATGCTGCCCTGTTTGAATCCGGGCTGAACGCGCCCGAAGGTTTTGAGCATTTCGCTCATTTGCCGTTGGATTAGCCGCGCCCGGTCATCGATCTGCGAGGGCAGCGGCCGTCGCTTGCAAGCGTGCAGCACATCGTCGATCTTCTTGTCCTGTGCCTTCTCTTCGCGCTCGTCGGCCTCGCGGATCATCCTCAAGCGCCGCCTCATGTCCATCTTCTGGCCTTCGACAATGCAAGGGATCAGCATATCGAGAATCCAGCCGTCGAGATGGTAATTCAGCACTTCCAGCCGGCCGTTGCGGAACTCCTGCGAGTTCATCCGGTACGCAATTTCATAGCGTCCCTGGTGCGGATACTCGCCGAGGGTTTGAAGGCCCGTCAATTCGTCGCGGTTGTCGTAGTAGTAGGCGGCCGGGGTGCCGTAATCCTCCGGCGGGTGCCATTCAAGGATCATCCAGCAAGGCATACCGCGCCCGCTGAAGCTGGAGTTCGAGAGCGGCAGTTTGCGGTATCCGAAATAACCATCACCATGCGGCTTAGGCCAGATGCCGCCGGCGGTGTACATGAACGTCTGACCCCAGGCAAGAATGAAGTTCGGCTTCCCGTACCTGTTGACGCCCACGCGCCGCGTCAGCAACTCCTGGAACGGCTCGGGGCAGCGTCGGCGTTCGACATCAGGCTGCATTGTGCCACCCGCGAATGTCCACGTTCCAGACGAGCGCATATTCATCCGCGCCCTCATCGTCGAAGTGCTTCTCTTCGGCGAACTTCGAGAAACTGGCGATGGCGCCGGTCGGCGGCAAAGGATGCTCGCTCTGGCCGATTGCGACAATCACGCCGCGTGCGGCCTGCTCCTGCGCAATCTCGGGGCGAATGATCAGCGCCTCGGGTGGCTTCGGCAAGCGCTTGATGAGTACTCGGTCGAACGCGGGAACGAACCCCGCGACCGTTCCATTGATTTCCACGTCGGGAGCGTCCTGCTTATTCCCGCTGATTGCGCGCGTGTCTTGAACTTCCATCTTGAAACCGTCCTTTCAAGGTTGTGGGGGCGGCCGCTAAGCCGCCCCGGTTGGTTTAGATCTGGATAGTACTGGCGTTTGTGACAAATAAGCCATGTCTTGGGATGCGATTGCAAACCTGGCCGCCCCACTCGTAGACGAACATCTTGGCCGTGAGGTAGGTTGCCCCCGCAACGCCGCTGGTGTCAGGAACCGGCATGACCGTATTGCCGCCGCCGAAGTCGTACAGGCCCACCGGGCAGAGTTCGCCCAGCGACCAGTTCTCCGGAAACAGCAAGTCGGCGCGGCCAGCCTTGGCCGTGTTCGAGTAGATGAACGGGCGCTCGCCGAACTCCTCGCCGATGCCAGCGCGGGCGCGGTCGAATACGCTCTCGCTCTTCGGTTCGCTGTTCTGCGTGATGATGGTCGAGTACCACTGCGCGGCGATAGTGGCGAGCTGATCCGGCTTGCCGTACCAAACGCCCTTTTCTAGTTCCTCGGCGTCGTCGCCCAGCGCGCGGGTGAGCAGCACGAAAGCTCTCTGCGCCACGCTCGGAGTAATCTGCGCGCCGCCCAGGTTGATGACCGGGGTGGAGAGGCGGTCAGGGTAATTGGCCATGGCCAGGCCGCCCTTGGTGCCGACGTTGCCGTTGGTATTCCAGTACGGAATGCCCAAGACAGACGAGCCCACGGCGCCGGATGCGCCGGCAACCATGATGTAGTCGCCCTGCGTGGTGCCGCCGGGGAGCGCCGTCGAGAAATTGAGCTTCTGCTCGACTACGCTGACAAAGCTGATGGTCGCATTGCCGCGCGCCGAGCCGCCCTCAGAGGGGAATATCTGCACGACCTGCTGATCAACGAACGCTGCGGCGCCCTGGATGCCCTGAATGACTGCGGTGGTGTTGCCAGAGCCGCCGGTCGTAATGATGGCGTTAGATGGAATCTGGTCAAATGCTCCAGAGCCGTCGCCATTCATCAGGCCTTCGATGCCGTTGTAGAACTGCTTGATCGAGCGCTTGATTTCGGTTTTGACAAAGGATTCCACGGCGCGCTCTGCGCCGTTGGTGACCATTTCGGCCGAGCGGGTGTACTGCGTCACATTGAACGCCCAGATCGGCGCCATCGCAAACGACGCGGTCTGCGAACCAGTGCCGGAGCCCAACGAGGAACCGTCGCCGGTGCCAACGCTGATGCCCGAAGCGCCCTGCGTGATCATGGTTTCGCGCCAGGCGGAGCGGGTTCCACCGGCGGCCTGCGTCACATTGGCGATTTTGACTTTCTTCGCGGACTTCTCGAAGAGATTGTAAAGGCCGCGGAAAGTCGGCCACAAGAGCGCAATTTCACGCCCTACCTGTTCCAACTCGATGCTCTCGACGGCTGCTTCTGAAAGGGTAGGCATATAAAGCTCCTAGAAATGAGATTCAGCTTTCGCTGTCCTGCATCCCTAGAGGCATATTGGTTTTCACCGTATCGCTGGTTTTGGGCCAGGTTCGCGGTTCCTCTTGGTATTTATTTCCACGTAGGTGTGGGCACCTTCCGGCATTCTTAAGACATCCCGGCTTTGCTGTGAATCATCTTATCACGGTTTCTTTGTTCGCGTGGACGTTCTTTTTCTCGGACAACCTTAATGGCTTCAATCGCAAGCCTTAGCCGGTGAAGCATGGGGCGAGGGTGGGAATCGAACCCACGGTTCCGCGCAAATCCATTCTATCGCCAGCGCCGAATCCCGCCACTTTTCATTGGAGCTTGCCCGCTCAGCAGCATATCGCCCAAGTCCTTAAAGCCGGCCTTGCGCGCGGCCTGTAATCCCTTGCTGCTATAGTCAATTTCGCTCGGCGCGGGCTCTTTCCCTTGCTGGACTGAAACCGTTCCCGGCGTTTTTGTGACTGCGACCGGCTTTGCGCTTCCGGCCAGTCTGCTCCACGGAGGGGTTTTCAGCACGGCGCGGATGGAGGCCTCGGCGTTGTCGTCCGTCCAGCGCTTTGCATACTCGGTCCACTTGTCGTAGCCCTGCCGCTGCTTGGCTGGAGCAATGGTCTTGTAATCGGCGTTTGCGTTGCGTGTCTCCTGAAGATGATTCCACACCGCTTGGCGAAACGCCCCTGCCTCTTCGCGCGTGAAGGCAAACTTGCCGATGATCGGGCGAGCGGAGCGGTCGATGGATGGGCCCGCGTGCGAAACCACATCGTTATACGCCGCGCCCACCTTCTGCGATTCCTGCCCCTCGTCGCGCTTTGCCAGTTCGGCGCGCAGACGCTCAACTTCCGGGTCAGCCTGATTCTGCTGCTGCGCCTGCTGGCGGTTACCAGTTACCCATTGGATCAGTTCGTTGCGGATGGCCTGGGCGTCTTCAGTCTTGCCCGCGTCGTAGAGCTGCACCATGCGGTCAAAGGCCTGCGGAAAGCCAGCGTTGTCGAGGTAGCCGATTGACCGCGGCGCGATGAACCGCTCATACTCCTGTGGCTTGGCCTGGGCGAACTTGTCGAGCAGCGCGGGCATGATCTTCGGCATACCGTCGGGAGCTTCTTCCCACATCCGCTCGACTACGGACGGGTCGCCAGCCGACAGCGCCTGGTCCACCTGCTCGATTTCGTTGAGCGTGGCTTGCATCTGCTGCACGCCTTCGCGGCCGCCGACAGCTTCGAGCAGCGCCTTGACCTCGCGGGCCTCGCGTACGGTCGGGAATTGCTGCTCGTATCCGCGCGCCTTGCCGCTCGTGTCGTACAGAAACTTGATGCGGTCGAGCTCCGCCTTCTTCTCGACCGGATCGGTCATTGCATCGGCGCGGCGGCGCAATTCAGCGATGTGCTTCTTCAGCGCATCCGGTTGATGGCGATTGTCCTGGCGGTCCTGCTCGCCCTCTTTGACCTTCGGCTGGCCATCGTCCGCGCCTGTTGACTCTGTTGATTCCCCTGCGTCAACTTCCTCATTGACAGGTTCTACCGCTTCTGCAACTGCGCTCATTCCTTCGTCTGGCATATTCGCTCCGTCCTACTTCAAAGATTTTCCGGCGATGCTCACTTTGCGCTCGATCTCGCTCCCAGTCGGCCCCACGCCGCGCTCGGTTGTCTGAATTTCATGCGGCTGCTGATTGCCCTGCTCTACCGCTTCAGGGGTGGTCACCACGCCTACCTTCTGCAGCGCACTGGTCTGCGCCTGCGGGTCGAGCTTATCGACCGCGACCGTGAGTGAGGTCTTAGGCTGAATCGGCTGCTGATTCTGCGCCGCGAGCTTGGCCGCGCTGGCCTGGTGCTGCTGCCAATGAAGATGCAGGTTCCCGAAATGCGCCTGGTCGTCTGGGTCCTTGCTCGAAGCCAGGCGCCGCCCTTCCGCGGAGTTCATCATGCGGAGGCAAATCAGCGATTCAACCGCGTCATTCTCGCTACCGTCGCCGCGCACCGGAACGCTGGAAATCATCGGCGGCGTCTGCTGCATCATCTGCTGGCCCTGCTGCAGCGCCTGGGCCTTCTGCGGGTCAACTTGCGCGCCCATAGTCTGCGCCTGCTGCAGTTCCGCGCCGCCCTGCTGCACGAGTTGCTGAATTTTGACGAACTGCGGGTTGTCCATCGGCGCCGTCTTAAGCAAAATATCGAACTCTGCCTGCTGCTTCTCGACCGCATCGACGCCGGGGAGAACCATACCGGGCGGCATGAAGCGCTTGGCCGCCGCCATGTTCTGCGGGTCGCTCTTGATCGACGCCATAGCCGGGTCAGGATCGCTCATGGCCTTTTCCCACGCCGCTTGACGGTCTGCCCATGATTCAGGGGAATCGGACATTCCATCGGCGCGCGCCACGCCGGCGCCGGACTTCATCTTGCCGATTTCGGTCGTAACGCGCCCGAGTCCGGGGAAGTTGGAATCGAACTTGGCACTTTCCGGCTGCACGCGCGCATTCCATGCGGCAGATTGCGTGTTGATGTTGGCGAATCCGCGCAGAATGTTACGCCAGCACTCGCCGAAGCTGGCCTTCGCGTTTTTATCCTTGCGGTTGTACTCGGTCGCGGTCTGCTGCGGGTCATTCGGGTCGCCGCTGCCACTCATGGACTGCTGCGCATGGGTCAACTGCTCGGCAAGCGGTCCGCTGAGCCAGTCGATGAATGCGGTCAGGTCAGGCGTGCCGCTTGTGCCTGGAATCTGCACGACGGTATCGGCGGCGGGTCGCTGGCCGGCCGGCATAAGAAACGGCTCGTAGACGCCAGCGCGAACACTGGACGAGCGCATCTTGTCCACATTCCAAACAGCCGAGTCCAGCCCAACGCGCGTGATGGACTTGCGGCAGAACTCATCACGCAGGTCTACCAGCACATTCAGGCGCATCTGCGGACCGGCGAAGCTCTCAGTCAGCGCACGTCGGTTCTGGCCGTTTCCGCTACGGGCGTGGAACTCAGTCAGAACTTCGTCCATCGATTCATTGCGCACCCAGGCCAACACTCCGGACTCGTAAGCTGCGAGCATTCCCTTGGGGAAGTTGGTCCAGAACCATGAGCGCTGTGTCTTCTGGCAGGAATCGTCCATATAGAAAGCGGGGCGAAACCAGACATATGTCTCGGTCACGTCACGCATCAGGCTGTCGCCGGTCGCGTATTGGCTTTGCATGGCCATCTGCACAGACTGGCGCGCGAGGCGGTCCAGCTTCAGTTCGGCAATGCCTAGGTCGCCCGCCGTGATCTGCTTCGCCACCCACGGGCATTTCGCCTTGGAGAGAGAAATATCGATTTCATGCGCCAGCATGGCGTAGGCCCAATCCGCTTTCGACTTGGACAGTAGCGGGACTTTGCGCGAGAGCTTGCCGTAAATCGATGTGAGCGTGCGAATCTTGGGCCGCTTGGACTGCGCTGCGTTTTCCGCATCAGGGTCTTCACCGTCTTCTGTTTCGGGAACCACGTCGGGAGCGTCGTCTTCATATCCCCAGCGTTGCGCATCGGCAACGGGCCGCGTGTATCCAATCGAGGCCTCGTCCGTGCAAGCGTAGCGCGCCACTTCGGCTTGGAGCTCGCCGTAGTTGTTTTCCTCGGCCATGAAGTGCTTCAGGCAGTTGGCTTGCTGCGCATACACCTCATCGTCAGGGTCGCCCGGCTTCTCCGGGTAGAATGTCGAACTGGCAATCTCGCAGGAGAGGAGCGATGTGATCGTGTCGTTTTTCTCGCCGATGACGTTGGTATCGTAGTAGCCGCCGGACTGCTGCGCGCCGTACATACCCATCGACGACGTGCGGCTCCCATAGAAGGGCTCCCACCCGCCGCCAGTGGTCGTGCGCATCCGCTGGAGGCCTCGGTCGAGTAGCTCGAGCATCCACGCGCCCTGAATCTCGATGCGATGCGGAACGGAGTCGGCCTGGGCAGCAGCCTGTACCATCGCCTTGATGGCGTTCTTCTGGTCCTGGTTGAGCTGATGTTCGCCATCCTGGTCAGTCCAGAGCGGTTCGTCGCTGACATCGAACGCCGCGAATGTGCCGAGCGGGAGACTGGCCGGGTCGAACTCTCCGTACAAATCCTCATTTGTCAAATCAGATTCATCATTGTTTGACATCGGCGCATCGGTGCGATTGTCGTTCGAGTCAGCCATTCTTCACCTTATTGAGCACAAATTGGACCATCTCATCCACGTCCGCAGAGCAATACGCGCCATGCTCTTCGGTTTCTTCCTTCTCCATCTTCAAGACGAGTTCGCGGGTGATCTCTTCGACTGTCTGCATCACTTATCCCTCAGCAGTTTCAATTATTCCAGGTCGTGGCGAGGGAATATAAACGCCGCGCAGTGATAGTTTACGCATCCCATATGTATCACCCTCGCAAAAGGAAATGGCATGGTAGGGTATAGTCGAATACCCGGATTCGGTTTTGGAGACCGACGGTGTAGCCACTTCGCCTATTCCCATATGAGCCTTGCGCGCTTCCTGCTGCAAGTAGATGCGCTCCCATCCCCGGCGGTACTCGTCCGTGATCGGCTTCTGCTGCTCGAAATCCATGCTAGTGCTTCCACGACTTCATTGTCAGCGCCAGTCGCGCGCGCTTGCCCGCCTTGCCAGAGTCGCCCTTGTGCTCCTCCTCGTAGGCGCTATTGCTCACGCCTTCGCGCTTGGCCGCAGCAGTCATGGCCCCCTCTTTGATGTTGAAGGAGCCGCCTTTGCCGAGATTGATCTTCTTCGTGCCGTACATTATTCGTACTCCGGCTCGCTGTCGTCGGCGATTTCCTGCTCTTCGTCGGGGAGATGCTTCTTCAGGTGATCCACGAGTTCCTCGGCGGTCGTGGTATGCTTCTCGGCGCCGGACTCATGCACGGTCGTGTGGCCGCCGTCGGGGTGATGCTCGGTGTGGAGCGGCTTATCGTTGGCGTCGATCTCTTCGCCGCCGCCGTGCTGCCCAGGCTGCTGGAGAGGGTCACTGCGGCCCATCAGGCCTTGGCCACTGGATGATTTTTGCGCCATGGAACGGTTGTGCTGCATCATGGGCGGTCTGTTTGAGAACTTCTTCCCGTCGCTGCTCTGAAACGCCATCGCTCTGCTCCTTCTCGTAGATCTTGTTGAGTTCCGCTTGCCAGTCGTCCGGACCTTCGAACGCAGGAACCACGGGCGGCTTATTGCCGGTCTGGTACTGCTGCGCGAATGCCGCGCCCGCTGGTGATCCGAACGGCATCAGCACTGCACGCATTCTATCGCACTCCAGCTTTGTGCCTGCAAGCTCAATGCGCAATAGCTTGATTTGATTCTGTTTGTCAGCAAGAAGCTCGGTGTAGTCCATGCGCTGCTCGACAATGCGCGCCTCAAGCGATTTGATGAACCGCGAGGCTGTCAGCCAGTTGATGAAGAGTTCACGTAGGGTCAATTCTTCGCCACCTTTGCAATCAGCGCGTCAGTCTGCGCGGCCCGCGCCTGAATCTCTTCGATGCACGCCCGGTAACCAGCCTCGCACAGACCCTTGACGATCTCCGCGATGGCATCTTCCGGCCAGCCCATTGCTTTGAGCTTGGCGCGCCAATTCATCACGATGCGCTGCGATTCAGTCATTCCCAGTTCTCCGGTGGCCGCTCTTCAGCTCGCGCCTCGCGTTGGTTCCGCTCCTGCGTGAGCCTGTATCTCATTAAGAATTTAGCACGATCGCCCTCTAGCGCATCAATTTTCTCGCGGTCTTTCTCTTCTTGCGGCTTCCCGCGCACGCCCAACTCGCCGAACAGGCCCAGCGCGACCGAGTCGTAAACGTCATCGCCCTTGGTCCCGACCTTGAGCACATCTTCTAGGTTGTCTTCGTCGCGGGTGCACTGCGGCAGCGCCTTGATTGTCTCCGGGCACGAGTCGAGGATCACGAAATCGCGCGTCTTGATCAGGTGGTAGAGCAGCGTTGCGCGCCCTACGCGGTCGGTTGTCGCTCTGGTCATGCCGGCCAGCCCGCGCGCCATCATGTAATTCGACAGCTTCATAGCCGGCGACTCGGCCTCCATCTGCTTGGCGAACTTCTCGTGCGAGAAATAGGCCGCGTGGTAGTCGCAGCCCTTACGCTGGGCCCGGTCCTCATCCGTGGCCCCAGGCAGCCCCATGCGCGTCATCTTGGCGACGATCTCGGCCATCTCGACGTAATCGCGGCCCCGGTCAATGTACTCGCGGTACTGCACGGTTTTGAGCTTGTACTCGCCGCCGGCACGCCGCACGAGCGCCTTCGTGAACCATGCAACCGAGTTCCAGTGGGCGCGCCCCCAGTCCCACCCGAGCCACCTCGGCTGCCAATACTGCCAGATGATCGCGTCGGGGTCTTCGCGCAGGTTTATCACGTCGAAGTTTGGGTCGAAGCAGTCGAAGTACTGGCCCACCGTCGTGTCCAGCTTGCCATCCAGCAGCTTTTCGCGCAACTCCTTCGGCATGGCGTTCAGGCGCGCGACGATGCCAGGGTCCTTCGCCAGCATATGCGGATTGTCCATGATCGTGCTGTGGACGTAATCCCAATCGTAGGGGTCGTATTCCAGGCGCCAATCGTCGGCCACCAGGGGATTTGACGCTGGTCCGCGCACCGGCGACCAGAAGCGCCCATTGCGGTCCGCCTTCGATCCCTCGGGCAGGCCGTCCGGCTTCTTGGCCACGAACCAGTCGTTGTACTCGCCCCAATATGCGCCGATGGGATTGGTCGCGCCCATCATGCAGGGGATCGGCCACGCGCCATTATCGTCAGGCTGACACTCCGGGTTCACGCGGTTGCGGGCCTGGAAGAATTGCCACACGCTTAATGGGATGCCGCCGCACTCGTCAAGGAAGATCACCGGAAATGAGCTCGACTGATACGCCTCCATTTCCTTCCAGGTGAAGTACTGCATATGGCTGAAGAACAGTTTCGACCCGTTGTAGAACGTCGCAATGTGCTTTGTATCGTTGTAAGTGTATAAATCAGAAGGTACATAGGCCTTGAAGTTGGGGATATTCGAGCGCTCAAGCTCCGGCATTGTCGTGCGCAGGATCAGCGCAAAGCAGCCGGGGAAGCGCAAGAGGAAATCGGTTACGATCTCCATCATCGCATCGCTGCTTTTGCTCGAACCTGTGCCGCCTACGCGCAGCCGATTGTGAGCTGTCGAGCGGCGAATGACTTTGTTCTTGGCGGTCGGCTCCCAGAGTTTTGCCGCGTCCAGGACGCCGTTATCGACTGCAGGGTGGGCCACGTTACTCCTTGTCGAATGCCGGCTTGGCGGCCGGTCGCGGCGTTTCGTCCTTGGCTGGCTGCGGGACGATCACTGTGCGAATGCCGAGCTCGCCACTGTGCTCCAGTTTGTCGCCGTACTTTTTTGGCGCCAGCTTTGACGCGTACCATTTGCGAGCATCGATCTGGAGACGCGATCGGCCAACCGCATCCTCGATGGTGATTTCCTCGCTCCCGTCGGGCTTGATGACAATCTTGCGCGCCTCAACCGGAGTATCCGCTAAAGCTATGATTTCACTGGCGTAATGCTCGGCCTGAATATCTCGCGCGCACGCGTATTTCAGCGCAAAATCATCACGATCTCGCAGCCACTTGTAAATCGTCGTTTCGCAGGGATAATCAGGATCGGACGCAATCTGGATCAGCGAACGCCCAAGAGAGATTTGATCGCATATCGCATCGGCCACAATTGCGGAATAGGTGCTGGGCCTTCCGCGCTGTGCCATCTACGCAGCCCTCTTCGCCGGCTGGATGTGGACATCGGGCCTTGTATCGCTTCGCATAAAGTCCAGCTTAGCACACTTCCGAACTTTTCGCCTTCTCTTCATTTATTTTCAGAATGACTGCATTATTCTCTTGACACTAATACGCTTTGTGCTGAGATTGATTTGTAAGCAGATGAGGCCAGCCCTCAGGAGGAAACAAAATGACAGTAGCCCAGGCAAAGAGATTGCATGAAGGTGATACGCTCCTCCAGCGTCCGTCGATGAACCCGCATGACGTCAGCGGTTTTAGGCGCTATGAAGTGACCAGCGTCGACAGTAAAGGAATTGCAATCGTCGACGAACTTGGTTATCCGGGGTTTATTTTCTTCACTGATAAGGCGTACTTGAAGAGTTTGGAACCCGTCAAGGTTCAGCATTCGATTTGAGATTATTGAAAACGAGTAGGGCGTAGCATTTAACCTCCGTCGCGCGGTCCTTTCCGTAATCGGTTCAACTCGGAGAATCAATGATCTGCCCCCACTGCCACAAATCGATCAGCGCCAGCCAGATAGCCTCCGCGCTGGCGCGATCCGGTTCCGAAACCGCCGGACGGCCCAAGACGATTAAGCCATGCCCAAAGTGCGGCCAGCGGTTCGGTGCGCTGGAGCTACGGAAGCACATCCCCCACTGCCACCGGCAGCCCATGCCCGCATGAGCAGGTGCACTTCATGCTTTTACCCTTTCCGCGGCAGCCATCAGCCGCTCGACAAACGCCGCGCTCTCAGCAGGCCGGCGCCGCTCCTTTTCGCGGTTCCGGCAGACACGCTTCGCCGCGCCCTTGCCGCGGCTTGTGACCAGCGCGATCCCGAGCTTATAGCGCATCTCGGAGATCGACCGCGCGCTGCGCTTCATTTCCAGCGCGATGTCCAAGTTCGACAGCGCCGGTGCTTGGCTGGACAGTTCCTTGACGCGCTCGACGTCGGCGGCCGTCCAGACCTGCCGCTTCTTGTAGGGACTCCTCTCGACTCTCACAGGCTCTTCTCCTTGAGCTTCGCCTGAATAGCCGCAACCATCCTCCACATCGCTGCTAGGGATTCAGCGCTCATGGGCGACCTATTTCGTCTTCGGTCATCGGGCGCGTCTTGACCATTGTGCCGTCATCGGTGCGGTAAACGCATACATTGCCCACAATCGGGTCATCGTAGATGAGTCTGCATTCAATCGTGCGCATGACAAAACCGTTGGCGAGGTTGCGGGAAAGCATCCCGATGGTCGCCTCGACGCCGCTGCGGCTCTGTTTGATTTGCGCCTTCATGGACGCTTCTTCTTCGTCAATCTCCTCAATGCGGTTGTGTGCCTGAGCTAGTTCGTCGCCCATCTTCAGGCGCTCTTCCTTCGTGAATTCGTAACGCAGAGAGTTGATTTCTTTCGTCGGTCGCGTGTTTGCCATGTTCCGTCCTGATTCCTTTGCATGGGTGGCCTCCTTCTTCTCTCCCGTAGTGTCATTCGGTTGCATGGGTCGCCTCCTCAGATAGCCCCTCAAACTTCGTGGTGTACTCCTGATTCCATATAGCGCGAATCTTGTCGGCCGTACTCTTCCAAGCATCCACTTCCGTTGCGCCTTCGCCTTCAATCTTTTCGTTCTTGTACGGGCTGAATCGCCGGATCGTCACTTTACCGGGCCAATCCTGCACCGCACGGGCGCTCTTCCAAATCGACTTTACAACCATCTCATCATCGCTCATTGCTCACCGTCCGCATCGAACACGTCCCGGTAGGCTCCGAGTCCTTGAATGTTGTGATCTTCGAGAGATTCCTCGTCTCTAGTGTCCCCAGGCTCTCTGCCGTCATCACCGTGCGCCTCCATTTCCTCGATGATCTTTTCAGCAATATCCTTTGCCACACCGCCACGGTAGGCGTCGATCAGTTCCGTCACCATCTCCACCGGCGTCTGCTTCTTGGGCCTCAAGATGCGGTCGATGCGGAGGTCGATGATTTTCGCAAGGGATGCCTTCCAATAAAGTCCGCTTACGCCCTCCAGCTCTCCAGCCGTCACCGGACCGCGCATCCTATCCAGCAGGGCATGGGCGACGGCGGTGATGCCGTTTTTTATGTCAGACTTAGTCCTTGGCGGAGTCTGTGTCCACGGTATGAGGCCGAGGCGATTGTCGCAGTACACGTTGCATATAATCTCCATCACATCCACGTCTACCGGCTGCTCAGCTACGACCGGCTGCGCGACATTGCGCTTGGCGTAGACGGCGTTGATGGCGTCTCGAATGTCGCCAAAAGGCTTGCGGTTGTCGCTCTCCCACTCGTAGATGCAGTATGCGATTGGGTCCCACTCTTTGTCAGTCAGCTTCATAAATCCTCCAGTTCGTTTGCTGATGCGGTTATTCGGTTTCGTCGAAGTCAAACACTTCCTGGCTCAATCTTTTCGCCGCGATCTCGTGTTTCCAATAATTCTGCCAGCCATACGTGTCTGTTTTCTTGTGACAAATGATGCAGAGCGTTAAGCCGTTAGAGAGTTCATGCCGCAAGTCTGGACGCGCTTTGAACGCTTCAATGTGATGCGCCTGTAAGCGTCCTCCAGCCTGCCCACAGTCTCGGCAGGTGTAATGGTCGCGCTCGAATACCGCCGTGCGCCATTCTCGGTCTTCTGCCGAACCATGCTTGTCCCGATGGCGCAGGTGATATGTGCGGGGCTTGACTCCTCGATTGGCCGCGAGGCGAGGAGGCTCTATTCCCTCCTGGCTCTTGTCCTTGCATACTCGACAGCAGAATTTCTGGTCCATCCTAGCGTTCTCCGAAATGAATGGTTCACCGCATTGCTGGCAGGTTAGGGTGCGGCACTTATCGCACCGCTTTTGTGGCCCGTGGGGGTAAAACTCCGTCTGGCAGATAGAGCAGGGTCGCAACTTCGGAGGCTGGTTTTTCATCCTCCATCGTTGCCAATAAGCTGCCCTGTACGCTGGTTCTTGGCTCTTCATATTCAAATGGTAACACTTCTTGCTCAAGCCGTCTAACCGCTATTTTAATGTATTTCTCCTCAATCTCGATGCCGATGGCCTTGCGTCCCATTGCTTTTGCCGCTACAAGGGTGGTTCCTGAGCCGCAATACGGGTCCAGCACGGTTTTTGCATCGGGGAAGAAGAATAAGCACCACTTCATCAATGCGAGGGGTTTCTGTGTT